CGGCAATTTGCCTGGGACATGGCGCGCAACACGATCGCGCTAACCCTAAGCGGCAACACTCCGCCGTTCCCATGGACATTCGAATATCTCTACCCGACCAACGGGATCGAGGTGTGGCAGGTTCATCCTAACAATCTAGGTGACGTCAACAATCCACTGCCGCTCAATTGGAGCATTGCGAATGCCGTAGTCGGCGGCCAGCAGCAACGGGTAGTGTGGTCAAATCTGGCGAGTGCCTACGCGACCTACAACAATAATCCGAACGAGAACACTTGGGATTCGCTCTTCCGCGAGGCTGTGGTACGACTACTCGCCAGCGAATTGTCCATGGCGGTTGCAGGCAAGCCGGATGCGGCCCAAAGCTATCTCGAGTCCGGCGGAGCGTTTGAGACGATCGGTGAAGCGAGAGAGGACTAAATGGTTGCCAGCCTTCAATCTCCCGCCGATATCGTCAATGCGGCGCTGGCGCAGATTGGCTATAAGAACCGCGTTGGATCGCTGTTCGAGGGGTCCAGGGCGGCCAAGAATGCGCTTGATATCTACGGGCAGACGCGCGACCAACTGTTGCGGCAGGGCGATTGGCCGTTCGCGCAGCGCGATCTAGTCGGCAATCTCATCAAATCAGCGCCCGTCGGGGGCTATGTCCCGCCAACCGTATGGGACGAAGTCAGCTATCCGCCGCTGCCTTGGTTGTTCGAATACACCTACCCAAGCGATTGCATCAAGGTGCGTGCGGTCAAGCCGCAGCCGATCTTCATTCCGAATTTCAGTCCGCAGCCGTATCTCTTCGCGGTCGCCAATGACGGCAATCAGCGTGTTATCCTGTCCATGGTGGGGAACGCCGTTATCACCTACGTCGGACAGGTCACAAATCCTACCGATATGCCGGTTGATTTTGTGGAAGCCTTTGTTGCCGCGCTAGGACGTCGCCTGGCGTCGTTGCTTACGACCATGGACGCGGTGAAGCTCGAGGCACAGGCCGAGCAGGTAGAAACGACGTTGGCTGAAAGGCAGCAGGGATGAACCTCCCGACCGACGTAGCACAGCAAGCGATCGACGCCTCCGGTCTCGATTACCTGCTTGGCGATATCGAGGACGGGTCGCGGCCGGCCCAGGTGCTCCTACGCGCCTATCAGCAATGTTTGATGCAATTACTTCGCGGCGCCAATTGGGACTTCGCGCGCAAGACCGCGCCGCTCAATCTCCTGGCGGACGCTACCGGCAACACGCCGGATGTGGGAACACTTGTGCCAGTGCCGTGGGTGTATGAATACGAGTATCCTGTCGATTGCATGAAGGCGCGGTTTATCCCGTGGAATCAGCCATTTCAAAATCCCGGTATCCCGTCGGGCAATATTACGCCGCCTAGCCCGGCCTCGCCGACCATGACGGGGCTTGGCAATCCGCAGCTAACAGGCCAGCGCATTCGGCCGGCGCGCTTCGTGATCGCTACCGATCCAAACTACCCACCGCCGGCGGGCTCTGTGACGTGGGAGGTGCAGGGGGTTAGCCCGGTAAGCAGGACGGTCATTCTGACCAACGTGCAAAATGCTTGCCTGATCTACACGTCCCTTATGCTCTACCCGAGCGTATGGGATCCGCTGTTCCGCGCCGCATTCGTCTCCTATCTGGCGAGCGAGATCGCGCTACCTCTATCGGCCGACAAGAAGTTTGGCCTCACCATGCGGGCGCAGAACATCGCGGTCGCCAAGGCCAAGATCGAGCAGGCGCGTATCAGGGACGGGAATGAAGGGACCTATAGCTCCAACCTAAGCGTAGATTGGATGGCGGCTAGGAGAACTGGTGGATCGGGGGGATGGGGGAGCGGGGGATGGGGCGACGGAGCTGGACCAGGTGTTCCTTGGGGCGGCGGGTCTTGGGACTCGTGCGGATTCTCAGATGGGACCGCCTACTGATGTCACCATCTCGCAAATTCTCCAAAATACTCTTGTGCCGCCTTAGCGTAGGCTTTTGCGGCGTCGTCCAAGTTTTCAAATATGCCAATGTGCTTCTGGTGGATGGAGGCCACCCATTTTCCGCGGGACTTCTTCCACGAAACCCCCTTGCGTCCGGAGGTATTCTTTTTTGTCAGGTTGGCGTTTCCGTTGTTTTGAGATTGCGTCGCTTCACGCAAATTACGAAATCTATTGTCGGATGCATCGGTGTTAGAGTGATCGATTGTGTGGGGCGGCCAATCTCCCGTCATGTAGAGCCATGCAAGTCTGTGAGCCAAGTAGTTTTTCTGATCGATCCTGATCTGTATATACCCGTTCGACTTTTTGGTTCCGGCAGCGTTGCCGGCGCGGATAACGCGCCTATTGATCCTCCAAGTAAACGACCCCGTCTCCGGATCGTAGTGCAGGGCTTCGCGAAGGCGCTCGGCTGTGATGTTTCCCATGACCTGATGCTATCGGGAGCATAATCCCGTGGCAACTCCCGTATTGCAGCCGGCGTTCACTACGGGCGAAGTCGCTCCTAATCTCTTCGGGCGCCAAGATCTCGCGCGGCTGCACACAGCAGCGTCGACGATGCGGAATATGTTTGCATCGTACAAAGGCGGGGCCTACTCGCGGCCTGGTACGCGCTTCGTCGGTTGGTCCGCGCAATTTGGCCGTCCATTCCCTCCGCGGCTTATTCCGTTCCAATTCAGCATCAATCAGGGATTGATCCTCGAGTTCGGCAATTTCTATATGCGCGTGATCTCTAATGGGGCCCAAGTCACAGAGAATCCGATTGCCATCGTCGATGTCTCTCAGGCTAATCCAGGCGTCGTAACGACAGGCGGCTCGAGTAGCGGGGTATCGGCCACGCCGGTCAATACTTCGATCCTCGCAGCCTATGCTCCAGGAGACACCATCACGCTCGCCGGCGGTGTCTTTACTACGCCCGCCGTGCTCTCCGTTACCGATACGACGCTGCTTTCGTGCGCCATCAATAGTTCTGGCAATGTATCGCAATTAGGATCTTCCCCAGGGTACGCGCCTGGCGATACGATCACGCTTGCCGGCGGTACACACAGCGTTGCCGCAGTCGTGGCCGTGGTGACGACAAAAGTAATCGCTGTTGCTCTGATTCCAGGCGCAGACCAAGGCACCGGCGGCACACCAGGTCCGGTTGTTCTTGTCGGGACGACGGGGACAGGCGTCCATTTTCAAGTGAACGGGGTTATCGACGGGACTGGAGTCCTGGCATCCGTCGGATCAATCATAGATCCAGGATCCTATACGACCAATCCAGCGGTTCCTCTCCAGGAGCCGGTCACGGGCGGCGGCCTCGCGGCCTGCAATATAACCGTCCTCATGGGCATCAACGCGATCGCGGTGACGGTCGGTGGAACCTATAGCGCCAATCCGGCCAGCAACGCCTTCACGCAAGGGTCGACAAGCGGCAGCGGGACCGGAGCTACCTTCCAATCGGCCATCATGGCCCCGGCCGCCGTCACTGTTAGCGATCCTGGCGTCTATACGACATTCCCGTCAAATCCGGTCGGCCAAGCATCGACTAGCGGATCTGGCTTAGGCGCCCTGTTCAACGTCATATCGAGCTCCGGAGACAACGGTTTCGTTACCGGAGATTGGGTGTTCATTTCCGGCGTCGGCGGAATGACGCAGCTCAATAATCAAACCTTCATCATAACCGTGCTCACGGGGACTACATTTTCCCTGGCAGACGTCTTTGGAAATCCGGTCGATACGACAGGCTTCCCGGCCTACACCTCCGGCGGCACGGTTTCGCGCATTTTCACTTTGACGACGATCTATTCGGACGCCGACCTGGAGTGGATCAAATTCACGCAATCCGCCGACGTAATGACGCTTTGCTGCGTCAATCAGGACACCGGAACGGAGTATCCACCGCAAGACTTGGCCCGCCTTTCGGACACCAGTTGGACGTTTACGCCTGTTATTCCAGTTGCCAGCATTGTCCCACCTACAACGACAACCTTAGACCATTCAGGGGCGACCGGCACCGCGACCGTCAATTATGCGTATTGTGTAACCGCGGTTGCCAAGGACGGCACGGAAAGCGTGGCGGGGCCAATCGCGCGCCTGCAAACGAATGTCGACATTGCTGCCGCCGCAGGGACCATCACAGTCACTTGGTCGACAGTCGCCGACGCAGTCACCTATAATATCTATAAAGCCGAGGTGTCTTACGGGCACGCAAACCCCGTTCCGGTCGGCGTTCTCTTTGGGTACGCCGGAACGGCCTTTGGCAATCAATTTGTCGACAGCAATATCATAGCGGACTTTCAACAAGTGCCGCCCCTGCACCGCGATCCTTTTGCCCGCGGGCAGATAATCGGTGCGGTCATCGACAACCCTGGAAGCGGATACACCTTTGCCACCGTCACCGTCACCTCCGGGGCAGGAACCGGCGCCATCATAGAAGCGGTGATTGTCAGCGGCGGCGTCGTGGCGCTCTTGGTTGTCGACAACGGCGGCGGCTATGTGACCGGCGACACACTAAGCATTGTCGGGGACGGCGCTGGAGCCACCGGGCACCTGACAATCGGACCTGAGACGGGCACCTATCCTGGTGTGCCGAGCTACTTCCAGCAACGCAGGGTGTTCGGCGATACGCTGAACAATCCAGACACCTACTTTATGAGTCAACCTGGTGCCTTTAAGAACTTTGACGCCAGGATCCCCACGATCGACTCGGATGCAATCACCGGCACGCCATGGTCGCTACAGGTCAATGGCATTCAGTTCTTTGTGGTCATGCCGGCCGGCCTCCTGACAATGACCGGTCTATCGGCCTGGCTCTTGGTCGGCGCCGGCAGCTTCGCAACCAATGTGCAACCGATCTCGCCATCGAGCCAGGTAGCGCAGCCTCTTGCCTTTAGTGGGTGCTCTCCGTTGCTGCCGCCGATTAAGATCAATTACGATATTCTCTATGTGGCGTCGAAGGGCTCGTATTACTTCGATCTGCCCTACCAGCTCTACGCTTTGTCGGAGCCGATCGACCTTACGATCTTTTCCTCGCACCTATTCGACGACTACACATTGCGGGAACACACATGGGCCGAAACGCCGTTCAAACTGATTTGGACGATCCGCAATGACGGTGTTCTACTGTCTCTTACCTTTCTAAAGCAGCAGCAAGTCGCGGGATGGGCGCGGCATGATACCAACGGACATTTCTGGAGCGTTGCGTCGGTTGTTGAGCCTATAATCGCCACGCCGGAGCTCGGAGATATTCCGGCGCAAAAGGCGGATGCAGTCTATTTTGCCGTCGAAAGGCACGCGCCAGCATGACGGTCCAGATTATTCTCACCGATTTACCGTTAGTGAACGGTGGCGCTGGCGGCGCCGGTAGCCTCTCGGGCACGGCTAGCCCCGGCATGGCCGGGACCGAGTTTGACGGCTCCCATGGAGCCGGTGGCGGTGGTGGTGGCTGCGGATACTCCGGCAATCTTGTGGTTGTTCATGGTGGCGCTGGCGGCCTGTATGGCGGTGGGGGCGGAGGCGCCGCGAGTAAGAACAGCCAGCCAGGGGCGATTAGCGGCGCCGGCGGTAACGGTCTTATCATTATTCGCTATGTCAGCACGCAATCTCTCCTGCCAGTGGGGCCGCTATATCTTACGGTAGGTTCCGGATCCTGGAGTGTCCCTAGCGATTGGAACAGCGCAAACAATTCAGTGGAGTGCATAGGAGCCGGCGGATCGGGCGGCGCCTGCCTAAAGTCATCAACTATTTTCGGACCAACCGGGACCGCAACCGGGGCAGGCGGGGGCGCCTATTCCAAAGAGACAAACATCACGCTTACGCCAGGCGGCACGGCCGCCTACAATGTGGGGGCCGGCGGCGCCGCAATCACGAATATTACAAGCGGGACTGTTCAAAACGGGAATGCCGGCACAGACACATGGTTCAACGGCGCGAGCTTCGGTATTGCCAGTGTCGGAGCAAAGGGCGGCTCGGCGGGCGGCGGTGCCAATGGCTCGGGCGGATCAAATCCACCTAGTTCATATATCCCCGCCAGCCCTGGTGGCTCCGCGGCCCAAGGCATCGGGTCGACATTGTGGTCCGGAGGAAACGGCGGAGAGAGCCAAAATTGCCTCGAGGTGCAGGCGGCTACCGGCGGCGGCGGCGCGGCCGGGCCTAACGGTCCAGGCGAGAGCGGCGTAAGCACCTATAACGACGATGCTCTTGTCGGAACGAATGGCGGCGGTGCCGACCTAATGAATTTTTGGACGGTCCCGTCCGATTTTGATCCTGACAACAATTCCATCGGCTGCATCGGGGGTGGCGGGGCGGGAGCCGGATCAGGCTGTAACGTGCAGGACTTTGGAGCGGCAGGTGGCGGTGGTGGCGCGTATGCCCAGGCTAATAACGTACCACTTACTCCGGGGCAGACCGTTCCATATTTCATCGGCGCCGGCGGATTTGCTTACACGGCCCTCGCGCCCGACGTCATTCACAATCAAACGCGCCATCTAGGGGCATCCGGCGGCGACACATTCCTTTTGTCTCCAACGCTCGTGCTGGCAAAGGGCGGCAGCGGCGGAGGCGCTTGGCAACAGCGCATACAGCTCATACCGCCGCCAGCTATTCCAGGCGGCGCCGGTGGCAACACCGGGTCGATCGGAGATCTAATTTATGCCGGAGGGCGAGGTGGAGAAGTTGAAAACACAATCGGTCCAGGCAACGGAAACATCGGCACTGGCGGCGGTGGTGGCGCCGGGCCACTAGGTCCCGGCACTAACGGCGGAGACAGCCCAGGAGGTGCCAGCCCGCCAAGCACAACAGTCGGCGGCGACGGTGACGGTGGTGGTGGCGGAATTGGGGGAACGGCCGGAGACGGCGTGGGCACTGCCGCCGGAAATGGTGCTAATGGGACAGAGCTAGG